CCTGGTCGTTCAGCTCGGCGGTCACGGCGTCGGCCAGTTGGGCAGCTACGCTGGCGGCCACGTTCAACCCTCCTCGATCTGCTTGGTGTGGATGCGATAGACCCGCCGATGGGGGTCGCTGTAGCGCCAGGGCGGCTCGTCGCCCGGGGCGGCCACCTCGTAGGTGTGATCCGGTCGCCCCGGGCGGGCACGATGGGCTGGCCCTGCAATTGCAGGTCTTCGGCGGCGATCAGGAAATCGCGCGACTCAGTGCGGTTGACGATGCCGTACTCGTCGGTCTGCTCGAAGACCGTCTGTCCGACCACGGCGGCCAGTTGCGCCTGCTGCTCACCCCGCCTGTAGGTGACAGTCACGCCGGCCGCTGCGGTGGACTTGAGCACGTCGAACAGCCAATCGATGCCGGACGCGAATGTCATCAGGACAGCGCCGTACCATCGGGGGCGTGGATGACCTCGACCGTGTCGCCGTCCTCAGTGGCGGAGCTGTTGGGGGCACAAAAGCCGAAGTGCTTGGCCCCCGAAACTCCGGAGGCAACCACCTTGGAATTGCTGGCATCCCAGTAGACCTTGGCTCCCGCACTGATCGCGCCGCCGGCGGTCATCTTGTACACGCCGCCGGCGGCGGCGACCGCGCCCAGGGTGTTGGCGGGGATGTCCAAGTGGGCCACCAGCGGCAGACTGCCGATCACGACCACTTCGCCCGCGCTCACGGCCAGGGCCGGGGTATAGTCCACCATCAACGGATTTCCGCTGCGAAAGGTTGCTTGAGCCATTTTCGTTTCCCTTCAACTGATGCGCTGGAAGTCAAGGCACCACAGTGCCCCGCCGACTCAACGAATCCGATCACGCCGTGCACTTCACGCCTGCGCGGTACTCGGCCAGGGCGCAACCGAAGTCGTGATAGCCCCGGAACACGATTCCCAGGGTGTCGAAGTCGGCGTCGGTGGCTTCGACCGTGGGCGTCTCCTTGCCCTCCAGGAAGCCGATCTCCGCCACGGGCAGATCGGCCGGGTCGGCCACCAGGTACCAGGTAGTGTCCGAGCCGTTGCCGATGGCTGCGCCGATATAGGCGCTCACCACCGGCTCGAAGGCCTTGGCGAACACGTTGGTCACCATGTAGCGCTTGGCACTGGTGCCCAGCTCTCGCACTTCGACCGACGTGTAGAGTTCCTTGGCCGTCACCTCCAGGGCCGGCGGCACCAGCACGTACTTCGGCGTCACACCCACGGGATGCCCGTCCGCCCCGGTCTGCTCCCGGAAGGCCTTGACGGCCTTGCCCAGCCCGTCGAGAGACAGCGAGTTGCTGGTGACCAGGTTGCCTCGGGCCGCGGTGAAGAAGCTGCCGTTATTGAGGAAGGTCGACCAGAACACGCTGTTCAGGTTCAGGGCCGCTCCGCGTCCGAGTCGCTTTCGCAGGTCTCCCAGGGCCCCCAGGTCATCGTTGATGATGGCCTCTCTGGTGAGGGTGAGCATCTTGGCGTAGGTCCTCGCCTGCAAGGTGTAGTTCTCCTCGCTGAGCTGACCGTGCTTGATCTGGCCGCCGGGGGCGAGCGGCTCATAGACCGCATTTTCCGTAAGCCGGTAGATCGTGTTGGTCTTGAAGTCGGTCACCGACCGGCGACCGGCGATGGTACGCCAGGCACTCTCCACGGCCAGGAAACCCTCGGCCAGGAACTTGTTGGCCACGTTGGAGAGAATGCCGGAAAGCGAGCTGTAACTGGGCGCTCCGGCCGCCTGGATGCGGGAGGGAAAGGCAAACTGCAGCACTTCCCGCAGGTTGCCCGCGTGAATGACCGGCCGGCCGTCATAGCCGTTCGCCCGGGCGACCAGCAGCAACACCTCCTGCAGTCCCAGGGGGTTGTAGCGGTCGGCGGCCTCCAGGGTCTTCTCGTCGAAGTGCTTCTCGGGCTCGTCGAGCCGGGCGGCCAGGCACAAGGCCGCCTCGATCACCTTGCCCGCCGGTCGTGCTTGGGTCGATGCGCCCAGGGTCCGCACCTGGCTGCGGCTGGCGCGGAGCACCTCCAACTCGGTCTTCTCGGCGGACCAGCCTTCCTTGATGGCCTGGGCCTCGATCCGGGGATGGTCCTTGGCCAGCTTGCGGATCGTGGCGATCCGCTCGGTTTCGGCGGCCGCCTCTTCGCGCAGTTTGGCCAGCACGGACTGTGCGTCGAGCGGCCTTTCCGGGTCCTGCTGTTTCTGGCCGGCCTCGACCGATTGTGCCGGCTGGTGATTCGAAAGTTGATTTCGCAGCTTTTCCAGTGCTTCCAACTGCTCGTCGGTCCAGTCGATCTCATCGATCCCCTGGGCGGCGAGCCACTGTTTGAGTTCTGCATTCATTTCTTCTGCCTCTTCTCTTGTTTGTGCCTGGGCGGCGACCGCAGCAGACGTGTTACGGTCCGCGCCTAGATCAACGAAACTTATCTCGCCGAGCACTGCCCGGCGAACCACGTTGATGGGGCCGTTCAGTTCGCGGCCATTCACTACGACTTTCTGGTTCTCCTTGACGTACTCGAACTCTTCGACCGACGCGCCGATCGAAGCCTGCCAGGGAAAGCCCCGGCGGGCACTACGCACGATCTCGCTGGCCTCGCTGGTATCACGTGAGATGACACCCTCGGCCACGAGCTTGCCGTCTTCGATGGCCACGCGCGTGGTGTGGCCCACGCCCGTGGCCGGATCGTGATTGAAACGCACGGGCACGGACTGCCGCGGGATCGAAAGCCCGGCCAGGTCCACGACCACGGGTCGGTACCAGCCGCCCAGTCGCATGGGCTCGCCCGTGTAGGCGACCATGCGGAAGCGCGGCAGTTTTTCGCCCTGGGCGTCTTCGCCCTCGGCACACTCGATAGTCAGTGCACCGGGCTGACAGAGCAGATCGAGCAATCGACTCGATTGCTGTTCGAGCGCCCGGCGGTGTTCTCTCAGGTGGGCAATGATCTGTGGCGAAGCTCTCCGGCCGGTGCGTGCCCCCATCGCCGCAGCCCAGGCGGCGTTCAGGCCGCCGCGGTGCAAGAGCAGCTCGCCGTCCTTCCAGACGCCGTTCTCGTCGAGCGTCTTGCCCCCGCGCACCCAGTGATGGGGGTATCCCCACGTGGACTTCTTCTTCGCATCGCCCACGTACGCAAACGCCTGACGGGGCAGTTTGGTCTTGTCGATCGAGCCCCAACTGGGCTCGTTCTCGGCGACCCGGGAGTTGTGGCGAAACGACATGACTCAGACCTCCTCGCTCTCTTGCGGCTCCGGGGCCTCCTGCGGCAGGTAGGTCTCCCAGGGCATGGGCAGGCCCAGCTCCTTGGCCTTGGCGATCTCGCGGGCCCGCTGCTCCAGCTCGGTCTCCCAGTCGCGGCCCTGCCGGGCAAACTCGTGGGCCAGCGTGGTGGTGTGGTTGAGCAGGCGCACACGTTGTGCATTTGCCTCTTTGACCGGATCAACGTGCTCATGCCCGTCGAAGAACCACTGATGTGACAATTCCCGGAAAACCGTGCGTTTCAGCTCCCGCGAGAGTAGCTCGGGCACCAGGGCGGCCTCCTCAAGCCAGGCCCGGAGAATACGATCCAGCACGCTGCGCGAGAGCAGGTTCTGCTCCACACGAATCGACTTGAAATAGGTCTGGTGATCCAGACGCCCGGAGGCGTAGTTGTAGCCCGAGCTGTCGCCGGTGGCGATGTTGCGGGGCATGTTCAGGCAACGGGCGATCTCGTTGAGGATTTCCCGCTTGAAGTCGGCGTAGGTAGTGGTGGGCTGCTGGGCCTGGATCTGGGAGATTTTCCAGCCGCCAGGCAGCACGGTGGCCATTCGCTTTTCCAATTCGACCAGGTCCATCGGCTCGCAGTCCGCGGCCTCGCCGTCCGGCGGTGAATCGGTATAGATCACCACGGCAAAGTCGGCGGCGGTCTCGGCCGCGGCGATCACCGCCAGCGTATAGCGACGCAGTTGGGCGAACAGCGGCAGGGCGGGCATGATCTCCGAGATGCCGCGGTGCTGTTCGGGCCGATCCTGGCGGAAGTAATGGATCACGTTGCGGGCGGGCACACGGTCGTACTCCACCGACCAGTTGAAGTTGTTGCCCGGGTGTTCCTTGAGCACGTGGTATTCAACCGGGTTGTCGTACTGGTCCAGGAGAATTCCATCGACCAGGTTCCGCCGGTCCCGGACCCAGAGGTCCGGGGTGGTCACACGGTCTGCCTCGATCGGCAGCAGATCGAGCTTGACCGCATGGTCGATCTCGGGATTGGTCTTCAGTAGGGCGAAGGCCTCGCCGTCAACGATTTTGGCGCAGGCCATCACCCGCAACTTGCCGGGCAGGTCGATGGCCTGGGCCCAGGCGGCGAACTCACGTTCGATCAGTTGATTCGTCTCAGGTGCACCGGGCAGGGTCATTTGCAATCTGGGCCCGGTGCCGATCAGGTCATTGGCCAGCGTGAGCACGATGCCTCGGGCGTAGGAGTTGTTGGCCACCTCGTAGCGGGCCCGGTTGCGCACGATGCGGCGATCCTCCGGGCTGTTGGCCGCGTCGGCTGAAAGGGCATCGGCGGCCGCCCAGTAGCGCTTGTTGTCCTCTGTGGTCTGTGCGGCATCGTATCGGGCGCGCAGTGGAAACACCTGGCGGCTGCGTAGTTTGAGCCGCTGGCGGCGAGAGAACAGGGATCGAATGTGCGCGAACATCTCAGGCTGCACCCGGCGGTACGAGCTTCTTGCAGATCACGCCCAGCGTGCCGCTGGTGTTGACGGCCTTCTTGCTTTCCACGTAGCGGTCGGCCTCGATCTGGTCCTTCAGGCTGTGCTGGCGGGCGGTGAGCCCGTCCACGCTCACCTGAGCGGGCTGCTGGGCGTTCTGCTCGATTGCGTTCTGGAGCTCGCTCTGGGACATGGGACTTGGGGCCTGGGGCCTGGGGAGAAACGATCAACGGGAAACAGGGCCTTCTTCATCCCAGGCTAGAGGGTGGGTGGCCTGAAAAGAGAGCGAAGGGCGGAAAGGGTTACATATCTGTAATCGCTATACCTCCCGGGTGGTGGTGCGCCAGCCACAATGCCGACACTCTCGCCGGCGATAGACCGCAGCGCCGCGCCGGCGGGTCCAGACCACGTAGAAGTGGCGGCAGCCGCACCGCCGGCAGACCAGCCCCTGCTGGTACTGCAACTCAGAGAGCTTCAGGGGGCGGTCCTTGTCGTCCATCATGCTCCTCTGCGCTGCTGGAGTTCGGAGAGCTTGAGCCGCTTGCGCACGCGCTGCGGCCGGGCCTGGGTTTGTTGTTCGCCCAGGCTGGCGCCCAGCATCGAGGCCGCCACAGCGCAGCCCACCAGGCAGTCGAACCAGTGATTGTCCGGCCGATGGGGCTTCTGCTTCCACTCATCGACCACCCGGCCCCGGCCCTCGGTGCGCACGCGGTACTCGCTGGTAAGATGATCGGCCAGCAGTCGATGGCGCCCAGGCTTGGTGCCCCACAGCGTGAGCGAGCCCTTATCGCCGATGGGCACGGCCAGCCGGGCGTGCACGAAGGACTTCCAGAAGTTGGTGTCGTAGATCACGTAACGGCTCTGATGGCGGCCCTGCACGGCGGGCATTCGCCAGTTCAAACCAGTCCGGTCGCCGGGTCTCTTGCGGTATTCGTTGAGGGGTTTGCTGGCCGCCCCGATATATCGCCCGTGGCTGGGCAAGAGGATCGAGGAGAATTGGCTGCGGCGGCAGAACTCGTAGATCACTTCGGTCGACTGTCCCCAATTGGCATCTACGAGGCAGCGGCCAATCCTCAGCCGCGCGCCGTCTTCGCGCTGATACTCTCTGCCGAGCAACTCGTTGCATAGTGCTTCCAGGCCGCCGTAGATCGATCCCTCCAGGCCGGCCCGGGGAAACTTCATCGCCAGGCTGATCCTTGCATCGGAGAGAGTGAAATACTGGCGCCGCTGGTCCGGCCAGGCGCCATAGTCGATCACTGCCCCTGTGAAGTCATCGGCCCAGGCACAGACCAGCCAGTAGAGCAGTTTCTGTTGCACGTCCACGAAGGCCGTCAGGTGTTCACAGCCGAGCGGCACCCGCCCTTGTGGCAGGCGGTTGAGCTTTTCGGCGATCTGGTCGGCGGTCAGTTGTTGCTCTTCCCCCGTGTCCGGCGGCAACGGTTCGTTCTGGTACTCGGCAAAGAAGGCCGCCTCGTCCTGGAGTTTCAGGTTCATGGCGTGCTGGAGGGCCGACAGCTCGTCCGGGTTGTAGCGCTCGGGCCAGGCCACCACGGCGCCGGCGTCCATTTCTTCGCGGTGCCGGCGGTAGAACTCCGTTGCCGGCTCCAGGCCCTTGCCAGCCCGCAGGCCCTCGGCGCGAACCTCGGCGTACTTGTCCCAGAGTTCTTTGTTCTCCGGGAACGAATAGAGCATCTTGCACCGCTCGCCGTTCCAGTCGGGGTGCTTGTCCCGGTCCAGGATGTTGTCGGCCATGTCGCCCGGCCGGATCACGGTGCAGGGCATGATGCCCGAAATCTTCTTTCCCGGGCCGGCCAGGCCCAGCACGGCCCCGGCCAGGATGCTTTCGCGTTGCTGGCACTGGGACGGACTGCGGGCCGACTCGTCGGTCTGCGGATCGTCGATCACCACCAGGTCGGGCCGCACCGTGCGGCCGTCAGGTCGCTTGTGGGTCATGCCGCGGATGCGCCCGGTGATCCCGGTCACCCGAATCACGGCCCCGCTCGCGGAGCTGCGCGGAATGGTCGGCAGAACGATCTTCTTGGCAGTCCAGCGGATATTGGTTGCCCGGCCCTCAAAGAGCTGGCCCCGGCAGCGGTTCGCGATACCTTCCAGTCGCCGGATGGGATAAACGGCCTCCGGGAAGTCGGCCAGCAGGAGCGGGTTGTTTTCAAGTTCGGCCTTGATGGCATCGAGCAGTTCCACGGCCTGGGTCTCCTCGGCGCCGATCAGGCAGACAAAATCGCGATGCCCGTAGAGTACCGCCCAGATACAGGCACAGACGCAAAGCGTGGTCTTGCCGCTGCCGCGCGGCATGGCCATGGCGAACAGCCCGCCCTTCAGCACCGCGTTCTCGATCTTGCGAATGACCTTGAGATGGTCCGGGCAGAACGGCAAAGAGAAGCTCTCCGGAAAATAGACCTCACAGAAGCGCTGGAAATTGCGCTTACAGCGAGACTTGCGCCTGCGATTCTGGACCTCCGGCAAGGGCGCGATGTCACGCCCGGCGGCCGAGACGGCCTTCGAGCGCGCAGCAGCTCTCTCCTTGACCCGTGCATAGGTCTGGTCGTGAGCGGCGGGTTCCGTGCCTCGTTGCTTTTTCGCCATGTATTCTCCCGCCAGCCAGGCGGTGTAACGCACCAGGTCGATACGCCGTCCGTCCCCGATCCGGTAACCCGCCCGGGCGCGGTGCCGGCGCAGGCCGAGTTCGGTGATCACCGGGCCGAGCGGCGTGGAGTTGAGCAGGCGCACCAGCTCCGCGGCGCTCAGCCGTCTGGGGTCTTTGTGTTGGACAGCCACGGCTTCGGCTCAAGCTGCAGGCTTTGCAGTGTCGATGCGAACCGATAGCCAGGGAACTGTCGCCTCAGTTCCTTGGTCAGGGGTCTGGTGCGAGGTGCCCCTCGGCCAGGCCCCGCTCCTCTTTGGCCTCAGCCGACTTCTCGGGCCAGCCAGGCCGCATAATGAATCAGGTTGACTGTTCCGTCTGCGTTTGTCGGCGCGCCCGCGGCGATCTGCTCCCGGATTTCGCTCACGGTGACCCGCCTGGCTCCTGCGCCGACCAGCAAACGAACCAGGTCCTCGACGGGCAGGGCCTGCGGATTGACCGCTGCCTGCCGCACTGAACTGTTGCCGGCCATCACGTCCGTCCTCTGCTGGTTTCTCGGGCAGCACGGGCCCACGGGGCCCGCACAGGGCCGGTGTCTCCCGGACGGCGGGCCTTTACTCCGCGCCGCCCAGGGGCCGCTGTTGCCCGAGCCCGCTGTTTCCTCCGGGATCTCCGCCGGCGAGGCGTGATACGCACCGCCGGAAAAGTATTTCGGAGAATCTCCAGAACCTGCCGGAATTCCAGTTGATGTACCCGCGAAAACATGGCTGATGTGTGGTGTACGAACAAACGTTTCCCGCAACCGAAAGGAGCACGCCATGCAACAAGCCAAGCATCACCTGGACGCACACACCTGCCTGCCCATCTACGAG